TCAGACATCCATGGAGGAGTTGATGCAGTAATATATAATTGCGAACTAGGGTCGCCTGGGACAAACAATTTGTTTTGAATTATACTAATATACTTATATGTCGTTCCTTGATATCGTTTTGCTCTAGATGCAGTTAAATATACAACTAATCGATCAGTATCGTCTACTGTTAATCTAGCAACATTACGTTCCGCGTACGCTTCATATAGTTGAGTTGCACTAACTAATATTGGTTTTTGAATTATTGGTGATGCGTCATATGTCTGAAATGAACTAGTAATTTTAGTTGTCTCTAATATTGGGTTTGCATATAAAGTTTCATCAACCCAAGTTTGTGGAATATGCACCGGTAATATTGTTTCAACCGTTAAATCGCTAGCTAATATATCAATTAACTCATCATCAATTGTTACACTATATGAATTATCAAATCTTTGTATATTTGGTAATATATCTAATTTGCTACGCTCCAATAATGTTGGTTGAATTAAAACGCCTGTTAATTTATTAACGCGCGCTGGAAGTAATTGATCCAATTGTTTAAAAAACGACATATCAAACAATGTAAACATGTTTATGTACATGTTAATGTTGGTTTTATCTTTATATTTTTGCCAATACTCGTATGAATAATTTATTAGGTCTGGATATGAATTTTTACTAATTGTAGGATCCGGGTCTCCAATATATTGATTTAAATCGATATTACTTAATTGTGCTATAATATCTTCGTCCACCATTGTCTGCGGAGAAAAATATACTCCTAATTTATTGTTATCTAATGGAGCAGTATCATACTGACTAAATTCAGCTCTTGTTTTTACATCTAACGTACCAATTAAATTATTGGATTCTAATCGTATTTTATTATCATCATAAGTACTTGATCCAATAGATGGAGCATCAAAATAATATGACTCGTCAAGTGAATCATACGGTTTAGGTTCAGTCCATCCTGTAAATGATGAAGATATTTCAGAGAATTTAGGTTGTATACCTGAGCTTGTTGGATATGTTTGATGATTTATTTGTGATGTTAATGGTAATCTATAAATTAAATCATTGTATGGATCTGCACTATTATATGCTCCTGGCGCTTTTACATGATTTGCAAAATATGAATTATCTAACGAAGATGACCATAATCGCAATTCTTGCAATTGTCCTTGTAATCTAGAACCATCCGTTGTTCCGCCTAAAGTTAAAGAACCCTGTCCGGCAAAAGAAGCAGTAGCCGACGCAGATACTACTGTTATAATTTTGCCATATTTTGCTCTACTAGCAACTAGGTCTAACTTGTTGCCATTTGTTTTTAGTATAACAGATGTCCATCCGCCATCAAATAATTCAATATTTGCAGAACCGGTATTGTTTATTTTCAATTGACCAACAGTTCCAGAAACATAATTTAACGTTACTGTGTTGCTGCCAATTGTAAATAAATTCATGGTACTAGGCAACGTAGGAGTTTTTGTTACATCAGCCGTACGAAATCTTAATTGTACCGTATTAATTGATTGACTGTAATTTGTTGTAACAGTACCAGCAGTATTAGCTATTAAATCTAATGCATAATTTGAAGTAAATGATTCATATATTGGTGTTCGATCAATTTGCGGACCGCCGTATTCATTGATACTAATCAATGATTTTGGAATTCCATAACAAGATAATAATGCTTGTATACTTCGTTTTGTTCCTTTTGATTTTAAAAGAACAGGTAAATTATTTACAATGCGACGCCATATGGCATATGTAATATGCTTACCAGATACAGCCGGGTCACCAACCGAGTTAGACCCTGTATATGGTGTTCCGGTATCATCTGTACCTAATACATATTTCCATAAATCTTGACCTTGTTGCCCGTCTGTTAAAGACCATCCAAATTGTTTTGCTACTGAATATAACAATTCATTTGGCATTCCTAATTTAGGATTTTCTTCGCGAGAATTAATTTTTGATATATGATTAATATATGAATATAATATATCATAATGATGTCCTAGCATGTTAACAAATGTTTCCAATTGCACATTATTTTCATCTAATCGAATATATTCTGGTATTGCATATATTAATGCATTTCTATTTAATTGGTCATATAATATTGACTTTTCTCGAAGATCATCATGCCAAACTTTAAATGTAGGGCTAGTAGTGCTAGCTAGGGTATGCGGCCTTGTTGAATTTAATTTAGGAGCAGGTAAAACAAAGCTACCTGTTAATTGTGATACATGATATGATTCTTTTGGTACATAATGTGTAGTAGTTGTATATGATGATGAATTATAATATAAATATTGTTCAAATCCATCAAATCCTCCAATTAAATTGGTTGCTAATTTTGAAAATTCTGAAGAATTGGTTGATGCCACACTTCCGGATATGTTTGCAATGTCTAAACTTTTTGATGTATAATATTCTAATAAATTTAGTTTGTATATAAAATTTTCAACACGTTCTGTTGCTGAGCTATAAAATATAAAATTATTAAAATTAGAATAATCTAAATTTAAATCTGATGTAGATAATGATCCTGAAAAATATGTGTCTATAATTTGTTGTGACGTAGATGTGGATGCTCCTAATAAATCGGTCCATGATTTTAAGCCACTTTCAGTTGAAGTATTATATGAATAATTTGCTTGCCAATTCGGTCCAGATATTGATTTAAATGTTTTTGGAATAGTATGTGATATTATACTAACATTGTCTATATATGGACTTTTTAATTCTTCAACAACCCAACATTTAAAGTTTATGTCAATTTCATCAGGCAATCTATCTTTTAATTTAACATATAAATGATTGCCAACTACAACACTATTAACAAATTGAGCCGTTTGATTTTGACTAAAATTTAATAGATATGTACGGTACCGATCGTCTGGATTATATGTTGTGGATGTTTGTTTTACTGTCTCAATAAATTCTTGTATTGCGAGTAAAAATGCCGGATTTTTTTCGTCAATTGCACGAAGTTTAACTTCAGTTCGATCCGGGGATATTTCTTCAATTCGCAAATGTTGAAGAACATAATCGCCTATTAAATTGAGAAAGAAATTTATAGCAAATTTATAATTTCCTGTTACAATTTTTAGTTTATCTAACTCAGTTTTAAGATCAATACTAATTGGTACAGATAATGTAATTTGTTGGTTTGTAACTGGATCAGTAATCGACGGCGCTTTATCTATTTGTTGAATACGATGTTCGCCAGTAATCCATTTATCGGCCGAATAAACATGTAATTCTAAATAAGCCGCAGCTGAAGCTATCTGCGGTACCTCTGTATATTGTTCGTTTACATATGAAAATAATTGTTGTTCATTAAATGAAAATCGTTCAGCAGCAACGGCATTATTGGCAGATAATAATTTAGAACTATTTTTATACTGTGATATCATGATACAATTTTCATTTTCTTTATTATATGATCGGCGTTAGGGTGTTAATTTGCGGTTCCAAACATCAACCTGTTTTTCTGCATTTGTTACCGAAAGCCATGTTTTTTGTTCATTGATTATTATTTTTGGGTCTACAGCGTCAAAAGCTGCTTTTGCTTTGTCATATTCCTGCTTGCCCAACGTAGTACCTATATGGCCTTCTTCTAAAGAATCTTCGGCAAGTAATCTTAAGTACCAATCTATCATCTCTGTAGTCCAGTCACTATAATAACTCGATCCAACATTAGGTCCTCCAAGTATTTTGTCTGTAAATGGAGCCATCCATCCGCCAAGTCTTGGCGCGAAACGTCTTTTAATTACATTCAGCGCATGGGCTAGCATGCTGCTTCCAACTGTGGAAAATCCTACGTTGCTCAACTCATAATATATGTTGCGATCGTCGACAGCGGAATCAAAGTTCCAATCTTGAGTCAATGGGTCATTTCCGGGCCGCATGTATTTATTCATTATTTTAAGGAATCCGCGTTTTGTTGGCTCTACGTAAGTATTAAGTACTGGCACCCAATAGTCCGGAATAGCTATAGTTTGCATGTCTGCAAGTGCACTAATATACGCCGGATTAGCACTTAAAGGCAGGTCCGATTGCTTTCTAGTAACCAATCTGCCATTTTCTACTTTTCTAAACCAATTGGTATCTATATTATTATAATATGTGGCCAAGTTTCCACCGTATTGACCAAACCAATGCCATTTTGTATCCCATTTCTCTTTATAATATACAATTACAACACTAAATTTATCTCCTATATCATAAGCCCATGATGGCACGGTAATATCCAATGAACCTGTGTTTAAGCCAGTTGTTAACGTTGCGTCTATAACATGGCCCCAATTTTTAATACCAGGAACGGTGTCG